GTGCTGACGTGCACAAAGGCCGTTCCACGGCGGCGCACCGTGACCTGGGCATTGCCAGGGCGAACGGCGGGCATCAGGTCTTGCGTGCCAATGAACACCGCGCGCAGGGGAACCAGTGCCGCGCCGCCGAAGGCGGGCGGGGTGTCGGGCGTGACGGGGCGCCACAGGCCGCCCGTCTGGTATTCCCACACCAGGCGGCAACCGGCCGGCACGGCGCTGTCATACAGCAAGTCCAGCTCCTGCACACCGCCCGCCAGCTGCAGCGGCTGCATCTGCACCACGGCGCGCGGCGACACGAACCGGGCGAAGTTGAGCCGCAGCATCAGGTCGCGCTCGGCCGCTTGCGTGAAGTAGGCGCCGTCCTGCGTATACATCAGGATGCCCTGTGTGTATTCGGTGCCCTCGGTGAAGCCCACGCGGTGGCCCGCGCCGGTTACCAGTGCCACGGCGTAGCGCTTGCCCGCTTCCACCAGCAGCGGGTCGGGCAAGGCCACCTTCAGCCATCCGGCAGTGACGGAACCCGGCGCCAGGGTGGCGCGGGAAAGCACCTTTTCCATATCGGGCTGGCCCAGGGCGGCCTCGGTCACCAGCACGGTGAGGCCCCCGGCCGCGTCGGCGCTGGTCACAAAGATTTCCACGCTTGTGAGCCAGCCCGTTTGCGCCATCAGCACTGTTTGCGCGAGCACGGAGCCCTGCACCACGTAGTTGGTGGTCACCATGTCCCAATAGGGTTCTTCCCAGCGGTCCACCCACATGCGCGTGACGCGCAGGAACTGGTGGTCGATGTTGGCGCGCGCTTGGTCGGCCGGGTCCACCGTCCACACTTCATCCCCCCGGCGCAGGATGCCGGTAACCGGGTCATACACGCCACTTTTCCAGAAGGCGCTGTTGGTGCAGTAGGTGAGCGTTTCGCCGGTGCGCACGCGCTCGCGGCTCAGGGTCTTCTGCACCGCGTTCAGGGTCTGGTACTGGTATTGATTGATGGCCAGCTCGCCCGCCCGGGTTTCCATGCGCAGGCGGGTGACTTCATCGAACGCGGGCAGCATCAGCCCGGCCGCGCTGGTGCGGGCCTCGGGGTCCATGGGGTTCAGGAGCGACAGGGTGCCGGTCTGCTGCGCAGCGATGGGCGGCCGGATGCCCTCGAAGGCGTCGGCGCTGTAGGCCGCGTGGGCGGTGTCGCTCTCGCCCGTGTCGAGGAAGTGGTCCCCGCCGTAGAACTTGTAGTCGTCGGGGATTTCCATCCGCTCCTTGAGCTTGGCCATGTCCACGCCCAGTTGGGCCACGTGTTCCAGGCTGGCGCGGGTGGACAGGTCCGAAGCCAGGCCCGCGATATCACTCATGATGTGGGCGATGCGCGGTTCGGCGCCCAGAATCCAGCCCTCTGCCGTACGCAAGCGGGCATCCACGCGCTGCAGGTTGGGCAGACGGCGGCCTTCGGCCAGCACAACCTCTTGCACGCCCGTGGGCGACAGGCGAACGTGCGCGATCAGCGTGTACCCGGTGGGCGGCTCGGGGCGCTCAGGCGTGGGCGACTCCAGGCCCTGGGCAATGTGCACGGTTGCCACGCGGCGGCGCTGCATGGCCACGGCCTCGGGTTCCACCTCGCGGGTCTGCAGGTCGATCAGGAAGTCGCGCGGCTCGATGCTGGTGTCTTCTTCCTGGCCAAACACGCTGACGGCCACCCACTTTTGATCCTGCAAAGGGAGCATGGCGAACACGGATTGCACCTGTGCAACGTCCAGCGCGTACACCTTGCCCGTGGGGCCGTCGTACAAGCGGCCCACGGCGACTTCCAGTTCTGTGGCGCTGCGGCCGGATACGGTCAGGCCCACAAACTGGCGCTCGCTGGTGATGGCATCGCTGACGATGTGGCGGCGGGCTTCGTCGCCCCACAGCTGCGAATTGTTGAGGTCGGCGGCCTGCAGTTCCTGGCGGTCGCGGTAGATGACTTGCTTTTCACTCATGGGGGTTAGCTCCGGTTGATGGTTTGGCCGGCCAGGACGGCGCCGGCGCGGTGGATTCGGCTGGCGCGCGCGGTGGCATGCAGCCGCGTTCGCACAAGCACCTTGTCGTGTGCGGCCCGTGCCCAGTCCATGGCATCCAGGGCGGGGGCCATGCGCTCGCGGGCGCCACCGGCCGACAGCGCGGCATTCATGGCGCTGCCCGCCATTGCGAAGGGCTGGCGCTGCTCTGGCATGCGCACATGGGCCAGGGCGATGAATGGCGGGCTCGATAGGCGGGTGAAGCCCAGGTAAGAGGGGCCGTGCTTGGGCACGTTGGCCACGGCCGGGTCGTGCACGCGAATGCGGGCGTACATGCGCCGGGCGCTGTCGCTGCGCACGGTGAACCCAGCAAGCCCGCCAATGGGCAACCCCGCACACAGCACATACGGGCGAGGTGCGCGTTCTGCCACGGGCTCGGCATCGGGCGACAGGGGCGCCATGGACGGCGCAATTTGCTTGAGCGTGAGCAGCTGCAGGCGCTCGCGGTAGTTCACGTTCTGCACACGCCAGTAGCGGTTGGACGCATCGGCGCGGCTGGCCACGCCCTGCAGCGGCTGGCCCAGGTGCTGGCCACGGGCCACGGCGCGGCGGGCCAGGTCCACCGTGGCGGTGTGCTCTTGGTCCATGGCGCTCCAGCCGTGGGTGGTCAGTGGTTGCACCTGGCCGGATGGGTAGCGGATTTCTGCGCGCACGGCAGAGCGAGCCATGGCGGTGGTGCGGGTGGGTGGCTCGGCTTGGGCGCCCACAAAGCCGCTGCCCAGCATCAGGCCTTCGCAGGGTGCCCGCTCGCGCTGGCTGTAGATCCGCATTTCTGGGTGGGCGGCCAGCCACTGGGCGCGGCTCTCACCGTCCCAGAAGCCCAGGAAGGTTTTGGCGGGCGGCATTTCCAGGCGCTCGATGCGGGCACCTGCCAGGCGGGCCAGTTCGCGCAGGCCGCGCGGTGTGCCGATGAGGGCATGCAAACGCGGGCTGGCCGCGATCACGGCGCGGCGCTCGGCCTCGCCCTGGGGCCACACGGGCACGTCTTCGGCCAGGCCCATGTGTGGCAGCAGGTGGGCGGGGATGCGCGCAGGGTCTTGCAGGGTGGACAGGGCAGCGTCGCCCACCGTCCACGGCCCCATGGCAGACGATGCCGCGCGCTCCAGGGGCGTGGCGTTGGGCGGTAGCAGGTGGTGGCGGTCAGTCATGGCGCGCCTGGGGTGTGACGTGGATATCGGTGATGACGGGCACTTCACCGGCACCGGCTGCAATGTCGGCGGCGGGCGTGGCCAGCACCGCGTCGCGGATGCCCTCGCCCATGAGTGCGGCTATCAGTGCGGCGCGTGTCACATCCACGCGGAACGCTGCGCGCAGGCCCAGCTTGCGCACGCGCTCTGCGGCAGCGGCGGCCAGTACGGCGCCATCAGGGCCGGGCGGGTGCACCAGCGTTGCGGCCACGGCCAGCGGCAGGATGCGCGCGGCTGTCACGTCCACATCCACCGTCAGGGGGCGCACGTCTTCGGCCAGCAGCGCGGCTTCGGTCTTGCCCAAGATGGCGTCACCCGGCACAGCCACGCGCCAGCACATCGAATTTGCGGCCGCCTCGGGGTGTTCGCCAAACAGCGCCCGGCCGATGGCCTGCTGCTGGGCGTCCACGTCTTCCACACGGGCGGCCACGCGGGCCAGCAAGGACACCTTCACGCGGCCGGGGCGGTCGGACCATACGTCCACCTGCCGCACGTCCACCGACACCGAAAGCGCGCGTAGCCGCCAGCTGGTGGGACTGCCAGCGGCAGACAGGGCGTGGTAGCCCATCAGAACGCGCGATTGCAGGCGTTCGTCGTCTTCACCCGGCAGGCGCGCCAGGTCATAACGCGCGGCCAGGTTGTCCAGATCGGTGCCCACGGCCCAGCCCAGCATGACGGCGCGGGCGGCATCGTTGATACGGGCGCGGATCACCAGCTCGCGGTAGGCGGCCACCTGCAGCAGCTTGATGAGGGGTTCGCTTTCGAGGTCGATCACCTCGGCGGCGGCCGGGTACAGGCGCAGCAGGTCGGCGCGCAGCTCGGCAAGCACGGTTTCGTAGTCGATGGTTTCGACCACGGCGGGGCGGGGCAGGGCGGACAGGTCGAGGGTGTTCATGGGGCGCGGCCTGTGACGGATACGTTCAAGGACAGCGGCCCCACGCGCCCGCGCTGGTCGTAGGTGCCGTGCAGGCGGAACAGCACGGCGCCGGGGCGGTCGGCCTCGCGCAAGGATTCGATGCGCGACAGCCGGAAACGTGGCTCCCAACGCATCAGGGCGCTGGCCACTGCGGCATAGACGCGCACCTGGGTGGCCAGGTTGTCGGGGTGGTCGATCAGCTCGGGCACCAGCGAGCCGTATTCGCGGCGCATGACGCGCGAGCCAATGGGCGTCGTCAGAATGTCGCCCAGGGACTGGCGCAGGTGGTCCAGG